GCTTTAGCTGATAAGCAAAAAGATAAAGATTTTGAACAAAATGTTCAGCTTCAAGAATTGCTTAATGAAAAACGTAAGATTGATATCGAAGCCCGTAAGACAATGGCAGACATTGAGAAGATGCGTGCCGAAACTGCCAATTATAACATGGAAGCCGTCAATCAGTCCATGCAAAACATGGGCATGTTATCAGACAAGTTAAGCGATATCGAGGAAACATTAGTAATTATGCTTGATGCCAAAGAGGCAGAAACTAATCAGGTAATGTCCGAGCCTGAAATTGAGGACGAAATAGTGGAGACACAATAATGACACAAGACGTAACAGTCGAAGCCACGGCGGCTGAAGCCGATAATGACGTAAAAGTCGAAGAAGTTCAGAATGAAGCACCTGAAACCAAAGATGAAACTGGAGAGGAAACTCAAGCGGAAGAGTCGAACCAAGACGGTGAAGCAGAAGAAGAACAAAAGCCTAAAACTGTTGAAGAACGCTTAGCAGAAGCCGAGGAACGCACTAAAAACTTAGAGCGTGAAGCAGAAGCAAAGCAAAAGAAAATCGACAGACAGACGGCAGCTTATAACGAGCTACAACGCGCCCTTGAGAAAGAGCGTATGGAGCGGCAAGCTAAACTTGATAAAGTAGAGCAAAAGCCCGAACCAAAAGTTGATGACTTTGAAACGTATGAAGAATACGTAGATGCTTTATCAGACTACAAGGCTGATTTGCGCTTACAGCAAAAAGAAGCCGAGATGTTTGAAAAGCAACAAGCCGAAAAACAACAGGCATTATTGCAAGAGCGTGCAAGGATTAGACAAGAGCAGGAAACTGAATACTTAAAATCTAACCCAATGTATAAAGCGGCCAAAGCAGAGTTTGAATCGTTTGCGTCTAGCGCGGATATTCCTACCGAGGTTGGTAATGCGATTGTGGAGGTTGTTTATAAAGGCAATATCCCTCAAGTCATTGAGTATTTTGGTGCTAACAATGGTGAGCGTATGGACGAGTTAATCGCTATTACGAAAATGTCACCAGTGGAGGCAGGGATCGAGATTTACAAAGTTCAACAAAAGTTAGGCGCTCCGAAAAAAGAAGAAACGAAACCTTTGCCCAAGCCAGTAAAGGCCGCGCCTGCGTCTAAGTCAACGAAGAGTTTGGCTAAGTCAGACGGTAAGGACATACTGAAATGGGTGACTAGCTAATTAGGAGATCATAATGGCTAACACTTTTAATAACATTAAGGACGCACCCGGTATTATTGCCAAGGCGGCCGCTCAAACACTAAAAGACAATCTTGTCTTTGGTTCAACTATTGATGCAGCAGATGCGTCAGATTTTGATGGTAAAAACGGCTATAAAGCTGGCGATACTATTTACACAAGCAAGCCTGCACGTTATGTGCCACAGGATACTTTTGACATCACATCGTCTATCCAAGACAGTGTAGAAGAAAAGGCAGCCTTAACACTTGATATTCAAAAAACTGTTGGTATGGAAATTGATACTTTCGAATTTGCTACTGAAGTTGACTTGAAAAACACAATCAAGCGTTTTGTTATTCCTGCGGCTGAAAGCATTGCACAGCACGTAGAGCAAGAGATGATTTCTCGTGCAACTAACGCAACTTATAACTCTGTTGGTACAGCAGGTTCTAACTCTTTTGGGGTTTCTGATGTTCTTGCAGGTCGTACAAAACTTAACCAAAACCTTTGCCCACGTTCAGATCGTAGCTTCTTGCTAAATTCTGCTTCTGGTGCAAAAGCTGTTAATGAACGTAAAGGACTTTTTCAGTCTTCTACTGAAATTGAGAAGCAGTACCTAGAGGGTATGGTTGGTAAAGCTGACGGCTTTAACTGGTATGAAAACGAGTTAATTGCTGTTCATACTAACGGTTCTGACGTAACTGGCGCGGCAGTAAATGACGCTGCTGTTGCTGAAGGCGCAAGCACATTGACTGTTGATGGTCTATCTGCTGCTCCTACAGAAGGGACAGTATTTACTATTGCAGGCGTAAACATGGTTCACCCTATAACTAAAGTTGACCTTGGTGTTCCTCAACAGTTTGTCGTTGGTGCGGGTGCTACAACAACTGTATTGCCTATTAGCCCTAGCTTGTATGCTGGATCTAATGGCTTGCAGAATGTTACAGCATTGCCAGCAGATGACGCGGCTCTAACTTTTGTTGGTGCGGCTTCAACTGGCTACGCTCAAAACCTTCAGTACGGTAAGAACGCCTTCAAAATGGTTTCAGTACCACTAATCATGCCTACAAATGCAGAATTAGCGGCTCAAGAAACTGTTGACGGTATCACTGTTGCGGTTGTTCGTGACTTTGACGTTCTTCAGCGCCGTATGATTACCCGTCTTGACTTCCTTGGCGGATTGTCTGCGGTACGTCCTGAATGGGCATGTCGTGTGACTGCTTAATTTAATAGAGCGCCCCTTAATTTGGGGCGTTCGCTTAAACTAAGGAGAAGAAAATGGAAAACATTGAATACGAAAAAGATGGTGTAAGAAAGTTTGCGCAAGCACGTTTTAAAGACGAGCTAATTGCTGTCGGCTGGAAAGTTGTTGGCGAGGAAAAGTTTGAAGAAAAGGAAGTTCTTGACCGTGATGCACTGAAAGCCGAAGCGGATGCGCTTGAGATTGAATATCCTAAAAACATTAAGACTGAAAAACTATACCAAATGGTATATGAAGCAAAGGCTGAATAATGACAACGGCGCGGGACATAATCAAATCAGCATTGCGTAAGATTGCCGTACTAGGTGCGGGTGCAAGTTTATCAGCTAACGAAGCTGATGATGCTTTAAAGGCTTTAAACTCTATGCTTGCGTCATGGAGTGCAGAAGGCAATATGATTTATGTTGAGACAAAGGAAACTTTTAACTTAACAAACGACCGTATATACACAATTGGTTCTGGTGCTGACTTTGACACAACACGTCCGATTAATATTAAAAGCGCTTATGTAACACAAGGTGGGACTGATTATCCTTTAAGTGAATATAATAACACTCAATATTCCCATTTATCAAACAAGGATAGTACAACTGGAATTCCTGACGTTTATTATTATGATGGCGACTTCCCAACGGCTAAAATATACTTGTATCCAGCGCCTAATAGCGTTGCGACAATCACGCTTAATTCAATCAAGCCCTTAACGCAGTTTACAAGCCTTACAACAGACTTCACTTTTCCGGGTGAGTATCTTTTGGCATTAGAAACTAACTTAGCTGTTTTAATTGCGCCTGAATATGAGCGTGAAGCAAGCCCTACAATCAAACAAATGGCTAACGAGAGTAAGTCTATAGTGGGGTCACAGATGGCGAAGAAGGGCTATCCAACGTCTGTGACGGACGCGCCGTCTATGTCAACTTACGGGGGTTATAATATCTATGAAGGGAACGGATAATGCCTATTATTCCCTTTGTTGGTCAAACATATCAAATGGAGGCCGTTACCTTTGACAATCAAAGGTGCGTAAATCTATACCCTATATTGGCAGAGGCGGGGTCTAGTAAGTCTGCAGCAGCTTTAAGATCAACACCCGGACTAAGTGAGTTTGCATCATTTGGTACAGGTGCTATTAGAGGCGGTATAGAAAGCGCTGGGCGTGCCTTTTTTGTTTCTGGCGATGGATTATATGAATTAGACGTAAATGGCACAGCAACGCTTAGAGGGTCTTTAGACACGTCTGTTGGGATTGTAGATATTGAAGAAAACCCAACGCAGTTAATGATTATTGATGAGCAATTTGGGTATATATTTAATAAAACCACAAATACACTTACTAAAATAACAGATACAGATTTTCCTATTCCTAGTGATCTTACGTTTCAGGATGGTTATTTTATTGTCACTGAAAAAGATACGTCTAAGTTTTGGATTAGTAATTTAAATGACGGTACAACTTGGGATGCTTTGGACTTTACAACTGTTGAAAGTAGCCCCGATGATTTGGTGGGTGTTAAGTCAGATAGTTCTAATTTATGGTTATTTGGGACAAAAACCACTGAAGTATATCAAAACACAGGTGCAAGCCCCTTTCCTTTTCAGCGTATTTCAGGCGCTATTGTTGAGACAGGGTGCGCGGCGCAAAAAACAATACAAGAAATTGACAACGCTATATTCTGGTTAGGGACGGATGAAAACGGTGACGCTATTTTATGGCGTTCTAACGGATATAACGCTACACGAGCAAGCACACAGCCTATTGAGCGCAAGATAGCGGAAAGTACAAATGTAAACGAGAGTTATGCGTGGGTTTATCATGAAAGAGGCCATGCGTTTTACTTACTTCAGGTTAAAGGTCTTGATACAACGCTTGTCTTAGACGTGACAACAGGTTTATGGCATGAGAGAGCCTATCAAGACCCTGATTTGTTTGAAATGGTGCAGCACAGGGGCGCTTGCCATGTGTTTTTTAACCAAAAGCACTTAATAGGCGATAGACAACTTGGCATTGTTTATGAAATGAGCCTTGATGTTTATACCGATAATGGGGACGAGATTATTAGGGAACGTATTAGCCCACACATTGACCAAGAAAAGCGCCTTATAACACATGCGCAATTCGAATTAGACATGGAAACAGGTGTTGGTTTGCAATCCGGCCAAGGTAGTGACCCTCAAATCATGATGCAATATTCAGATGATGGCGGCAGAACGTGGTCAAGTGAGTTGTGGCGCTCGATCGGCAAGGTTGGTGAGTATAAAACACGTGTAAAATGGAATAAGTTGGGCGTGTCAAGAGATAGAGTTTATAAGGTTCGCACAAGCGACCCTGTGTTTATTCAAATAAACGAGGCTGTCTTAAATGGCTCTTAATCAACCACCTATACAAGAAAAAACAACCGATAAAAACGGCCTATTCCCTCAAGTTTGGATTAGGTGGTTTTCTAAATTATATACCGAATCACAAAGCGGATATTCTGGAACATTTACAAACGGCGATGGCGATACCGTTACAGTTGAAAATGGTAAAATAATTGATGTTAGTTAGGCAAGCAACTAATCACGATTTAGGTGAAATTTTAAGGCTCTATAAAGAGGGTCTTGAAGAATTAGGATATACTGACTGGAAAGAGCATTTATTAGTAAAAAAAATTACAGAAAGTTTTGTAACAGCCCCTTGCTTTTTACTAGTAATTGATGATAGAATATGTGGTATGGCGGGTTTAACACTCGTTACAATCTCCCATTCGGGAGTGGCAAGTTTGCAAGACTATATGTTTTTTGTTGAAAAAGAGCATAGAAGTCCGAAAACGCTAAAAATCTTAGTGGACGCATGTAAGCAATTTGCCAATAAAAACTCATTCCCATTAAGATTTCATTTTTTGGTTTTTGACGACTTAGCTTTAAAGGCTAGGGTTTTACAAAAGCATGGATTAAATGTTTTTAGCGTAAGCGGGGAATATAATGGGTAAGTCATCAAGCGCACCAGACACAAGCGGTTTAGAAGAGGCAACAAAACAAGCTACAGCACTTCAAAAACAAATATACGAAGAAACCCGCGAAGACGTTCAGCCTTGGTATCAAATGGGGACAGGGGCTGTTTCTAAGCTTTCTGACTTATTGGGTATAACTGGGGGCAGTGTTTTAGGTCGTGAAGATATCTATAACGAGCTATTGCCTCAATACACGTCCCAAGTAGCGCAAGATTCCTCTGGTTTGTATAGAACGGCAGATGGTCGCATTTTAACGAGAGAAGAAGCTGCCAGCGATATGGCGGGGGATATGTATGGGGCAGGAGTTCATTCGCAGCTTATGTTAGAAAATCAGCAAGCGTTTGATAAATTTGCAAAACAAAAGGGTCTCAGCCTTTTCCAGCCAGCACCAACAAGCCAAACAGATTTTGAAGCACTAAACGCCGCCGTTGAGGCAAGACTAGCACAACAGCAAGAAACACCAGAGGGGTACGGAAGCCTTTTAGAGCGCTTTGGTATGGAGCAATACCAACAAGACCCTGGTTATCAATTCCGCCAAGACGAAGCACGCAAGGCTTTAGAAAGAAATATGGCGGCGCAAGGTGTTACATTAGGCGGTGGCGGGTTTGGCGAAGTAAACCCACAAGCCTATCGTGCGCTTGATGATTTGTCACAAAACCTAGCATCACAAGAATACGGTAATGCTTACAATAGATACGTGAATGACCAACTTAATGCGTTTAACATGCTTATGGGGGCTAGCGGTTCAGGTCAGCAAGTCACAGGACAGATGGCAGGAGCTGGTCAGAATTACGCAACGAACGTAGGTAACTTACAGACAGGATTAGCGCAAGCGCAATATCAGGCGGCACAAGCCGATCAAGGGTCTATGTTTAGCAATTTACTAGGGTCTTTATCTCCTTTTTATAGCGCCGCAACAGGAAGGGGAAACGCAAGCCAAATGGCTCAAATAGCCTTAATGTCTGATTCCCGCGTAAAAGAAAATATAAAATACACTCATTCAGATAATGGGCATAAAATGTATAATTTCAACTACATTGGGGATGGCAAGATCTACAACGGCGTTATGGCTCAAGACATACTAGAAACAAACCCCGAAGCGGTTTTTGATATAGATGGAATTTTACACGTCAATTATGGTGCTTTAGGCGTTAATATGACGGAGGTGAATTAATGGCTTTTGAAAACGTATTTGGTAATATTGACTTTCAGGCTAACAATAAAATGCGTATGGATCAAAACTCGCAGTTTAATCAACTGTTAGGCCAAGCAATAGCTGCTGAACAGCAAGCGCAAGAAATGGAAATCAAGCGCCGTCAAATGGAAATGAAGGAGAATGAGTTTAATTTGGGCAAGGCCGCAGAAAATGCAGCTATAAAGCTTGAATTGGGTATGGATTTAACCCCTCAGGAACGAGCGGCATTGAATGTTAAGTCAAAAATTAGCCCTCCAGCCGTCTACACAGATCAGTTTGGCAATCAGGTTGTTCGTCCTAGCGGTTGGGCAAATTACGGTGGACGCCCCGCGGGTATGGGGACACCGTTTAATCCAGACCCAACACAACAGCTTAATTACGATGCTCAATTAGATCAAATGATGCCACCGCAATCACCATCACCTGATGGAGCGCGTTTAAGCATTGAAGACTTACAAGGATTTAGCGGTCAAATACCGCCTCTGGACGCTATGGAGCTAGAGGGCGGTTTACCTGTGCCTTATCAAGGCCAACGCGATGTTGTGAGTGATGATTACCAACAGCCAGAATTTAAGGCTGGGGGGATGATTGCTAATACGCCAAAGGGCGAAATTATGGAGCAAGAATTTAAAAAAGACGTGAACCTTGCTCAAGCCAAAGCGGACATTCAATTTAGAAAAGAGCAAATGAAGTCTGAAAAAGGCAAGCAAAAAGTTACAAAAACTATTAAGCAGTCCATGCAGGCATTAGAAGAAATAAATGACAAGCTAAAAGCCAAGCAAGCTATTATTAATAACGATCAGGGAATTTTAGATAATTTAAAAAATAAATATGGGACATCATGGCTTGGGAGGCAAACAACAAGCGTGACAGCCCCCGAAATAGAAACTTTACGAAAAAATTATGAGACCACAAGAGACAGTCTAATTCCTTCATATATTGCTTATTTTGAATTGCCCTCGACTGTTGTCGATACAGAAGAATTTCAACAGCGTATTTTGCAAAGTTTTGGAGACCCGTCTTTAACTTACGAAGCCAATAAATCAGCATTAGATAACATGATTATGCAATTTGGATTAGAAAAAAATGAAGGTTCTATTAACCAAACTCAGCAACAACCTGCTCAGGCAAACGGATGGAGTATAAAGCGTAAATAATGCCTACATATGAAATAACTGCACCAGATGGTAATGTATATGAGGTCACAGCACCAGAAGGGGCTAGTGAACAAGAGGTTTTATCATACGCGCAACAAAATTATTCTAGCCTATCCCCCAAAGAGCAACAAATGCAGACTGATAATCAGCCTCCGATGTATGGTGGTGGAGGTGTGGCAAATTTACGTGCTGGATTAGCGGGTGCGGCAGATATGGCAACATTAGGTTTTGCTGATGAGTTAAAGGGTTCTATTCAGGGTCAAATCAGGGGCGCTTTAGACCCCAATGTCACGAGGCAAGAGGCTACTGAATATTTTATAAATAAGGCGCGGAGTGATGCTGAAAGATTAAAACAAGAAAATCCTAAAAGTTATTTTGGGGGACAAGTCGCAGGGGCTTTAGTGCCTTATGGCGGCGCAGCAAGAGGAGGAATGACAGTTGCAAGAGGTGCAGGAATTGGTGCGTTACAAGGGGGTTTATATGGAGCGGGAAGTGGCGAAGGCGCTCCAGAAGCGAGAATCGAAGAAGCGGCGATGGGTGGAGCTCTTGGTGCTGTTGGTGGTGCTGGCGGTGTATTGGCAGGTAGGCAATTAGGCAGATTAGCGCAAAGCAAACCAGTGAAGTCTTTAAGTGAGCGTGCTAAAGCATTATACAGTAAGCCCGTTCAGCAGAATATTGCAAAAGAAATTACCGAGAATTTAGGCGCTGATGTGGATTTACGCAAACTTTCTAAAGGTGGTGATGATATATTCTCCATGACAAAAGGCCAAAAAACGCAAATGCCTAAGCCGCAAAGACTTGAGGCTGATGCCTTGGCGGGGACTTATGGGGATGATGCAGAGAGAGCTATTAGGCAGGCACAAATCGCACAGAGTAGGGAGCGTCAAGGCTTTATTTCTCAATTAGGCGATATTGAAAAAGCTGGTGACGCTAGTGATATCCTTGATAATGTTTTTGGGACAATACAAAAACAATCTAAAAACCTTAAGGGTAAAGTTGATAATGCTTACGCCCTAGCCAGAGAGGGTGGCGGCACAAGAATATCGACAGACGATATTAAAGACGGCTTATTTTCTACTGTAGCGGCTATTAAAAAAGAAGGCCAATACGATCTAGGGCAAATGCCTCAAGCTACAGCACGAGTAAAAGACCTTTCCAAGCTGGTTAGAAAGTCAGGTGGCGGAAGGTTTAAAGAAGCTAGTTTGTCCGCAATGGAAAATTGGCGCAAGCGTGTGACAAATTCTATTGCCAGCACTCAAGACAAAACAGAAAAGCGCTTTTTAGGTCAAATGCTATCGCAGTATGATGATTTTATGTATAAAACAGCAAATGAGGCGGTAGATCAGAATGATGCTAACGCTATTATGGCCTTCAGGGATGCTGTTTCAAAGCGCAGAGAATACGGCAAGTTATACGAAAGCGATAAGTTTATAAAGGATTTAGTTGAGGGCAATAAAGGGCTTGACGATGCTGTAAAAGACTTAATTGGCACAGGTTCTATTGTAGGCAAAAAGCGTATGGAAAGCACTTATGACGCCATTATAAAAGCCGCTGGCGATGAAAATAATTTAGTCAGAGCGGATTTGCAAGCAGCGTTTGCTAAGAAGCTTTTAGACCAGTCAATCACAGGACTAGAAGCTGGTGGTGAGCGTGCATACTTAAGCGCAGCAAAAACCAAAAAAGCTTTAGAAGGACTATTTGTAAATAATAAAAATTTTGCAAAAAAACTTTATGGTGAAAACGCCGTAAACGCAGCAAGACAAGCCATAGATGAACTGGAAAAAATATCCAGTACACAAGCCGCAACACAAAACCCTTCTGGCACAGGGCAAATGGTTTTAAGAAATATTATGCGTTTTCCGTTTATTCAAACTTTAAAAGAAGGCGTAAACTTTGCTGTAGTAAAACCTATGCGGACTGGGCAAGTTGCTAAATCAGTTGACCCCGTGGTTAGCCAAATACAAAGCATTCAAATAACCCCACAGTCTTCATTATTTGCAGGCGCTGGTGGAAGATTAATGGCAGAACAAGGAGCAAGTGAGTAATGGCAACAATAGCACCAATAGGAAAATATATTCTTCCAAACGTACCCGGCGGTAAAGTTTATACTTATGAGGCGGGGACAACCACGCCAAAGGCGACATTTACAACACAAGATGAAAGCGTGTCCAATGCTAACCCTGTTGTCTTAGACGCTAATGGACGCGCAGACATTTGGCTTGGTGATGGCGGTTATAAATTTGTTGTCACGGACGCTAATGATGTAGAGCTTTTTTCTTCTGATAATCTAGGCGGTTCTTCAAGCGTTGCATTTGGGAATGCAGTTAACTCTATTACAGCTAGTACGCCAATCACAGATGTTTACGCAAATAGTTTTAATGTTTGCACGAATAGCCCTACGCTTTCTCTTTTATCCGCAGCAACAGCAGGTGAGGGATTTTATTTTACGGTTGTAAATGAAGGTTCTGGCACGGTTACTATAGATCCTGACGCAAGCGAAACTATCGCGGGAGCATCTACTTTAGCTATCGCGCCAGATCAGGGCGGCATCATTATTTGTGACGGTAGCGCATGGCAGTTTTTTGGGACTGTTGGGTTTCCTACACTGGCAGCCGACAACACTTTCACAGGTGATAATATTTTCCAAGGGGTTGTTGATGTAACAAACATAAATGCAGAAGGTTCAGGCGGTGGACATCTTCGCACAAACGGCGGTACAAATTGCCTATCATGGGGTGGCGGTGGTTCAGCTAACCTTACGGCTGGCGGTAACTTGTCTATGGATACCACACATAAAATCGTAAACTGCGCAGACCCCACAAGCGCTCAAGACGTTGCGACTAAGAATTATGTAGATAACAACGTCCCCACGGATAATGGGTGGCAATTAATATCAACGGTAACAGCAAGCACAAGCGCAACGGTAGATTTTACTAGCGGGATTGACGGTACTTATGATGTTTATAAAATAACCGTTGCTGATATTGACCCATCTTCTGATGCCGCTTTAGAAATGTTCTTTAGCACAGACGGTGGTTCTAGTTATATATCTAGCTCTTATTTTTATTCTCAAGAGGTAATAAAAGCAAACGCTACGACAGGTAATTTAAGAAGTAATTCATCAAGTAGGATTGCTATAGCTGGGGATTTATTAAATTGGGGCGGGGCTTCTAATGAGGGATTAAGTGGTGAAATCATGATATATGCGCCTTCTGGCTCTACTCAATACAAAAAAGCAACATTTTTTATTACTGGTAGTGATACTGCCACAAACATCCAATGTTGCGTGGGGACTTGTGGATGGTACGGAACAACAGCCATAAATGCTATTAGGTTGAATATGTCTGCTGGTAATTTTGCTAGTGGTAATTTTGCATTATACGGATTGAAAAAATAAGGCACTGATATGAAGAAGATAGTTGACGGTAAAGAAATTGAAATGACGCAAGATGAGATTGCTGATTTTGAAGTATTAAGGGATTCAGGTGTTCAAGAAATTGGTAAATTAAGACGTATCAACGAGCTTAAATCATTTCTAGCACAAACCGACTATGTTGCGCTAACTGACTACGATAAAGAAAACCCTGATGTTTTAAAACAACGTCAAGAGTGGCGTGAGGAATTGAGGGGATTAGAAAGCTAATGCCAGACGATTTATACAGAGCCATTGGCCGTATCGAGGAGGCCGTCAAGAACGTCCAGAAAGACACCTCTGAAATACGCACTCAATTAGAAAATCACAACAATAGGCTTTCTGCTATCGAAGGCTTTAAAATTCAGGTTTTGACGATTGCAGGCTTGGTCGGTGCTGGTGTTTCGATGGTTTGGGACTTAATAAAAACAAAGTTTGGTGCATGATAAATACCGTTATCGCAATCTTGTTTATTCTATACGGTGGCTTTATTTCACGGTTTCATGGTGGAGCGTTTAAAGGCGGCGTAAATAAAACGCTTAAAAACTTCCTTTGGGCGTTACCACACGCCGTTGCAATCTTTCTAATCAATCCTTGGTTAGCGCCTTTAGGTTTTATCAACATGCTTAAAGCTACAGGCCACGGGCGTTTTTTGGGAAGTGATGAACCGATGCGTCAAGACATGAAACCTGAAAAAGCAGAATATGCTATTTTATGGTTAGAGGATAAGATATCAACACGCGTTTATAAACACATAGGAATGGCCCTTACAGGCTTTTTAGCTCTTTTAGGTAGTGTTATCGCCTTTATGTTTATTGACCCCCTAGCGGCGCTTATAATTGCTATTGGTGCCCTATTAAAAGGAGTAGCATATGAAATCGGTACTTTTATCCTTCCTAAACAAACTAAAAGCGGCATTAAGCACTTCATGTATAAAACCGAAATCGGAGAGTTCATCACAGGAATCTTTGCCTACGGAGGGCTTGCCATTGGATTTGCTATCTCTTAATCGCCCGGTAAGCCTTTTAATTATTCATTGCAGTGCAACGCCGCCTGATATGGACATAGGGGCGCATGAGATAACTAAATGGCATAAAGACCGCGGCTGGTCTGATATAGGCTATCATGGCGTTATTAGACGTGATGGCACTTATGAGGACGGCAGAGATATAAACAAGGTAGGAGCGCATGTAAAAGGTTACAATACAGGTTCTATTGGTATTTGCTTGGTTGGTGGCGTTGATAAAAACAACGATGCAGAGGATAATTTTACAGACGCACAATATCGTACACTATCTTTAGTATGTCGTGGGGCTAAGGCAGTTATTAAGGATTTGACTATTCACGGACACAGAGAATTTGACAAAGGAAAAGAGTGCCCTAGCTTTTCTGTGCAAAAATGGTTAAAATCAGAGAACATATAAGGAGACATTACTATGCAAACACTTATTAAATATTTAAAACAACCTTCAACATGGCAGGGATTTATTGGTATCATCACAGGTTTTGGTGTTGCGCTTAATCCAGAACAAGTTGCCGCTATTGTGGCCTTCGGTGTTGCGGGTGTTGGTTTGATTGATGTTCTTTGGGACACAGACAAATAATGCCAGTTACCTTCCTGAAACTTGCACCCTATCTAGTAGCCATAGCGTTACTGATAGGGGCTTTTTTCACAGGTTACAAGGCAGGAAGCAATAAACAAAAAGTCATTATTCAGGAACGAATTATTAAATCAGGGGAGCGCCATGCAGATATTGAGCAAAGACAATCGAAACGCGTTGCTAGTCGTGGTCAGCGTCTTCATATTGACCGCCTGCGGGACGGGAGCTTCTAATGAGAAAACTGAAACCCTTATTTTGCCGACACTCTTCGAGTATAGCGCCACAGATCAGCAGGCACTTCTTGAGGAGCTCGAAGGCGGCTTTTGTCCAGTCTCGGATAAATTCATCGAAGATTATGGCATCGTACGCAAACAAATTAGAGAGGCATTAAAATGACTATCACAAACGGCTTAACATTAGGTTTGAAATTAGGAATTGTTGGGGTATTAGGCGACGATGGCGATGAAGAAGAAGGCGACGCTGGCGGTGAAGAAGGAGGCGACGGTGGTGATAGTGGCCTTACTTTAGATGGCATTGAAGAATCAACGTGCTTTGACTGTGACGTAACATTGCCAGAAGGCTACACTGGAACAACATTATTTAACAAAGTAACAAGCCCTAACGATGGCGCGTCACAATCTGACTATGATTTAACAGCATCAAACATGACGCTTTCAGGAGATACGGGGACAAGCGCGGCAACCCTTACCCATTCTGGCACAGGTTACTTGCAAATACTAAATCCAACAGGCCAATTTATAAACCATATTGCACGTTCTGGAACAAGCGGTTGGCTTGCGATGGCTTGGAAAACAAACGATTCTACTGGTAATTTGTTTTTATTTGATACACGTAACACTGTAACTGACACTAGCTTAGGTTTGGCTATTCGCAAAAGGGGGTCTGAAGAATTTCAGTTTATAATTCAAAACAGTGGGGGGATAGTCCAATCCGCCACAACAACTAACATCATGCCCTTAGATACAAGAACTTTGTCTATTGTCAGTTGGAATGGTACAAATACTCGCTTTTGGATTAATGATACCCCAGCAGCAGAGGTTGAAAATTTAACCTTTTGGACAGATACTACCACAAGTTGTAATGAGGCTTTTAATGTTTTGCAAAGCTATGTCGGTACTAACAGAGGGGATGCAACCACTGAATTAATTGGTGTTTACGGTGGTAATGCTTTTCTTGATAATACAAGCGCAGGAAATATAGCAGAATTTTTAGGAACGAGACATGAAGAAATTTATTTTTAGTCTATTACTTTTATCATCACCAGCTTATGCCGCTAAAGGTGTGGCGGAAGCGTCAATCTCCAAATCCATATTTGATATGACGTATGAGGAAGCGGTGATTTATTGCCTTGATGGTGGCAATCCTAACTGCGATAGAGTATTGGAAGAATTAAAACCGTCAGAAGATTATGAAACATACGATGAGTATGTTGAGGTTAATGAAATCATAATTGAGTAGGCGGGACAACGAAACAAGGTAAGCCCGTTGCAAGCTCCTTCAATACCTCTTAACCCGCCTTAGAGAGCTATTGCCTTGGCTTATTCTTATATTCACCAACGTCCTATCCATCACTAGGACGGTAGCTTACAATGGCTCACTAAGATGGGTTAGTCCTCCTCAATATTTAATAGCGCTTGTTTAGCTTT